GGTCTTCCTGCCTTTTTGGAAGAAAAAACAAAAGGTCTTTCCTCCGCAGATAGCACTGAGCCTATTGATTCCACAATCAACGCTTACGTCGATGAATACGCCGCTTCTAGCGGGATTGCTTCCATGCCCAACGCTTACGCTGCGTTCCGAGAAGCAGCTTTTCCTTCCGTGCTTAGAATCGCATCAGCTCGCAGGGAAGAAAGAGAAAATAACTTTAACGTTGCTCGGCTTGAAGGTCTTGACCAAAACATTACCGGACTCACCAGCAATCTTCTTTCGTCCATGTCGATTGAAAAAGAGAGTGATAGAGACATGGCAACAAGCCTTGCTATTCGGGAAATACAGACTGTTTACAACAACATTCGACGCGATTATCCGGAAGTAGACTCAACTAAACAATTTACTTCGTCTTTTCTTTCGTCCCTTAACTCTTCTGTAACTAACGAAGAGCTGAGTCCAAGAGAAGCCATGCAAGTTTTGCAAGTAGCTGCTTCTTCCCTTAAATCAGGAACAGGGGCTTGGGCTGACATTTCCGATGTCCAAACTGCTGTTTCAGGAATGATGGCTAATTGGGAAAACAAGGCAGCTAATCAAGCCAACCTTGCTTTACAGCAGAAAAAGCAAAAAGAAGAACTGTTTTCTGAGGGTGTCAGGGATGTCTTTGAAAAAAGAATTGCTGATGGAACATTTACATCTCTCAACAACACTACTGATTTGGAAGCAATCGGAGAACAAGTTGCTACTGCGGTTTACCCTGAAATGGGAGTAAGCAAGGACACCATGCGTAGGAAAGTAGACGAAATAAGAATTGAAACACTGGAGCGTATTGAGAACTCCGAAAAGTTTTTTACAGAAAACCCATTAATTGAGAATCTTATTGACGCTGGAGAACCAGAAGAAGCTCTTGTTTACTTGAACGCTAACAAGAACGCAATTACCAGAGAAACTTACGAGAAGTATTTAAAAAAAGTTAACGAAGTTAATGATGTTAAAAAATTTTTGGATGAAGGGGGCTATTCTAAAAAACTTTCCGACATTGAAAAAATAGCAAGAGATAGAATTTCTCCCGATTCATTCATCACAAGAATGATGGGATCGCAAGACCCATTGACAGCAGATGATCAGGAAAAAATTGCAGACCTTCAGACTTATGGTGAAAGCACGTTTCGTGAACTTTCTACTCAGTTGTTGAGAACAAAATTAAAAGAGAATCCAGAACTCAGACAGAATCAGGTCGAAAGGGAATCGGCAGCAATGGATGCTGTAAACGAAGCTTGGGTCGAGACTCAAAAAAGAATGTCAAGTTATCTCGGCAAAGAAAATGCTGTGTTGGATGCTGAGCAATCAAAGCAGAAACAGCAGTTGAAAACCCAAAAAGCTGCTCTTTACGGAACTTCTTTGCGTAAAATTGATCTTCTTGAAGATGCCCTTGATAACATGAAAATCTCTCAAGACCCAACATCAAAAGAAATAATTTACGAAACGCTTACAACTCCACAAAACGTTGATTTTAAGATGAGGCTTCGACAAGCACCGTTAGAACTAAACTCGTTAGCTGATAAAATGGGAAGGGTCAACCCATCCGATCCTGAATACAACCAACTCAAAGAGTCTTATAACACCATACTTGGGATTGCTGGATACGGAGCACAGTCGATTATCGACGGAAAAACAGAGCACGGAATGCCTGTCAACGTAGAGAACATAAAACAAAACTGGAAAAATGTTCCAATCTTCAGAAATAACGAGGAATACGAAGCTGCTTGGAAAGAAGCTAGAGAAGCTGTTGCTCCTGTAACCAAAACCAAAAACCTTTTGGATTTCGTCAAACAAGCCGAGGGATTTGCTCCGAAAGCGAAATGGGACAATAAACAGTGGTCTGTTGGCTACGGAACACGAGGAAGCCAAGGGGAAACTCTTTCCGAGGTGGAAGCTTCGGCCAGACTTGAGCAAGAACTGGAGGGACACGCTTCCGCAGTGGATACTGCTGCCGAAGCAGCGGGTATGATCCTAACAGAAGGACAAAGGAATGCCTTGATCTCGTTTGCTTTCAACACAGGGGATTCAAACGCAATTTCTGTCATCAAACGTTTTGCTGGCGACCCAGCAGCCATGAAAAAGAAAATGATGGAATTTAACAAAGAAACCATAAATGGACAGTTAGTTTTCTCTCAGGGTCTTCAGAACAGGAGACTCAAGGAGATTGCTTTGTTTGATTCCACTGACATGACCCCAGCAATGCTTTCTGCTGAGCCTTCAACTTTGGAAAAGCTTTTTAGTATTTTAGGTATTGACACTCCGGATGAAGAAAGAGAATTTAACCAACGTCAATCCATGTTTAGCCGCCAGCGCACACCATGACCGAAGAATTTAAAAAACTACTCCTTTCCTCTGAATCACCAGTAATTGAACAAGAAAACGTTCCTACGGAAGACGAGATCAACGCTGCTACAGCAGATTACCCTTACCCTGATCCTACCCCAGCCCCCGCTCCTGTTGTTGAGCCTACCCCAGCTCCTATTTCCATTGCCGAGCCTACACCAACTCCTGTAGTTGAGTCTGAACCAGCCCCCTCTCCAGAAGCTTCTGCCGAAGTTATTGAGGAAACTCCTGATTCACAAAAAAGTAAAGGAGAGGCTCTGGTTGCTGGTTTAGCCAGTGCTGCTAATGTAGCTGTTCCGACTATAGCCGCTACAGCAGCGTTTCCTGTTGGGGTAGCTGGTGTAGGTCTTGTAGCTGCACCTACTGGCCCTGCTGCCATTGGAGCTGGTATTGTTGGTGGCGTTGCGGCTTCTGGTATAACTTACTGGGGAACCGCTAAAGGTCAGGAAATGCTGCTTAACTCGGTGGCTCCTGAATCCTACGCTAAATGGAACGCATATCTTGCCCAAGCCAAGAAAGATTACCCTTACTCTACAGCAGCGGGACAGCTTATTCCTAGTTTGGCAACTGCTCGTCCGGACGTAGCTATGGCAAAAAGGGCGGTATCCTTTGGTCGTCAGCTTCTTTCCGGTAAAGCTGTTGATTTGACTACTTCTATCGGTAAAGCAGAAATTGAGAATCTAGCTAACGTTGCCTTTGGTGCGGGAACTGAATTAGCTGCTGAGACTGTCCGACAAGCTACGGAAGAGGGTAACTTTGACTTTTTGCGTATCGCGGGTATGGCTATTTTTGGTGCTATTCTGAACAAGCCAACCAAGCTCGGAAAGAAGCTTTATTCCATTGGAGGGTTAGCTTCTAAAGAAATCCCGCAAGAACCTATTGTTACTGACTCTGATGAGGAAATGGGTCGGGTTCTTTCCCAAATTCTAGCCGAGCAAGGACAGCCACAACCTAAACCAGAAGCAAGAACAGGAGGTGAACCAAGTGCCATTACAGAAAAGCCCAAGCAAGAAGGCGTTCCAACAGAACTTAAAGAAGGAGATCAAGTCGGGGAAGCCCCTGCGCCAAGCCCTAGCGATAGCGTATCGGGTAAAACGGATGTCGAAGTAAAACCAAAACAAGAGGTTGTTTTACCTGAGATTAGCCCATCAGCCAAAAAACAGGCAGAAATAGATGCCCAGCAGTTTAAGGTGTTTGCCGCCCTTATTGACGAAAAGATTTCTGGGGATATTTCAAAGAGAGCCAAAGACACGGAAACTCTGAACCTTGATCTTTTGAACGCTGCAATCACAAGGGATCCAGAACGTGCTCTTCAGTCTTTGGCAATCGCTCTCAAAGATGAACTCAAAGTTAACCCCATGACAGCCGAAGTAAGGGCAAGAGAAGCTATGGAATGGCTCACTAGTCATGGATACGAAGAAAGAATTGTTGCTCTTCAGACGGCAAAGAAAACAACCGACGAGCTTAACTACCAAATCATTGCTGCTCGTTACATGACTGAACAGGCAGTAAACGCTCTTCGTGCTGCTCAGGAAAGAGCTTCAACAACAAACAGCGAAGAAGACCTTGCTGCTGCCATTTCAATGTTCATGGAAGTTAAGCGGGTTTTGAAACCATTTGAAGCTATCCGAGGAAACTGGGGTCGCATGGGACACGCTTTCCGCAACCTTCCTCCAGAGCAGAAAAACCTGTTAACAATCAACAAGTTACTAAAGCAGCAGGGTATCAGCGACATCAGTGAGCTTAATAAGCAAAAAGCACAGTATCTTGTGGACATGATCCAAAAACATCTAAACAACACTGATCCTAAGTCTTTTTCTCGAATGCTAAACATGACAATCGAAGATAAAATACGTGGGGCTGCTGCGGAAGCCCTTACAGGAAGTGTAATGAGTTTTGTCGATACTGGAGCAATCAGTTTGTTTGGTGGGCTTGTTGAATCAGCTCTTTCCCCCATAAACGGAACTCTTTCCGGTGCTTTGCGTTTGGTGGATAAATCTGTAAAAAAGCAATTTGGTAAAGCATCGCAAAAAGATATTGATATGGCTTTGGCTGAAATTAAAGCCAGTGCTTTGTATTACAAATACCTTGTTAAACGCTTTGACGTTAACAGAAAAATGTTCTGGTCTGCGCTAAAAACAGGAGAACTTAATTTCAGTTCCAGTTTACTTGAAGAAGTTCGGGGAGGAATGCCTGTAGAACGCGGACAAAGAATAAAAGACCCGAAAACCATGGGTCAAAAAACAGCCAACTTCCTTTACGACAAACTCGGTGGCTGGAGGACTCAGGGGAATATTAGCTCAGAATCTTTTGGTATAGACCCAAATAAAAACTTAATGGGAGCAGTTATTGCTGATTTGTTGGGCGAATATTATCGTCTGGCTTACCGAAGCATTGTTGCTGGAGACGATATTGTAAAAGCAAGCAACGCTTATGCCGCAGCGCACACAAAGCTTTACATGGAAGGAACAGATCAAGGTTTGTCCGGAGACAAGCTAAATAAATACATCTCCGAAAGACTTGATCTTCTTATGGATAACAACAACAAACTGTATACCAGAGACAGAGTAAAAGATGAAGTCAGAAAAGAAGTCCAAAGTGAAGGTTTGGAAGGAATTGAAGCAATTAGCGAAATAACAAAGCGGACTGAGCAGCGTTTTAATACAGAAGTCGGGGAACTTGCTAAATTTTCTGAAAGATGGGTAAAACAAATAACAGCGCAGGAAGATATGGGTGTTCGTTTAGGAGGAACAAACACTTACGGAAAATCCATAGAAACTTTCTTTAGAGATCACCCGACATTGAGGCTTCTTTTGGGAGTTCTGTTTATTAAAACCCCTATAGCTTTGGCTAGGATGACAGGAAGATATATTCCTACTCCTATTTTAATTAACGCTGTTTCTGATATCAAAATCGGAGCTAACCAGCCTTTCCGTGGTCTTAAAAATTTCCAAAAAGAATATTACGAATCTTTCATGTCCGGAGATGAATTTAGAATTTCTCAGGCTAGAGGAAGACTGTTAACTGGAGTTGCAGTGACTTCCGGTGCTGCTTGGTTTGCAGCGAATAACATCATTAGTGGAAACCTATCGGCTAATAAAGAGACAAGAAAACTTCAGCTTTCTCGCGGAGAAATTCCATACGCTTTTAAAATCAAAAAAGGTTCTGCTGTTGCTTCGGAAATAGAAGAAGAATTACGAACCAACCCTAATGCAGTCAAACCGGATAGCGAAACAGACGAGCATTACTGGTTTGAATACAAACGTCTTCACGAGCCTACTGCCGCAATTTTCATGGCTGTTTCTGACCTAACTCAGCTTCTTAAAAATCCCGTTTACGATGAAAGAGGCGCAGCGGATTTGTTTGGAATGATAAGCATGGTTGTCGGTTCGCAGGTAAAAGAAAAAGTGTTTTTGAACAACATCAAGCAATGGTCTGATTTGTTTGAGGGGATTTCCGAAGATAAACGTGGAATGGGTCGCCAAATCATGATGTATCTTGGTCGCAGATCATCTTCGTTGTTTACTCCTGTTTCCGAAGCCACTGATCCTGTTATTTACGAACTAAACAATTACAGCCAGTTTATTGCGCGAAGGATGCCAGAACCACTACGAGATCAGGTATTCGGGGAAGATATGTATCTGCCGAAAGCTTACAATCTTCTTGGAGAAGATATTGACGCAGCTATTACAGGAATACCTCTTCTTGACTATTACAATCCTATCTATGTTTCCACTTCCAAAAAAGACCCTGTTCTTGGAGAACTGATCGGTCTTAACTACAACTTTTCCAGCCCTGAACGAATTTACGGAAAAGGATGGGACATCAGGAATTTCATCTACAAAGGGGATGTGATGTCCAAGGAAAATCCGACACCGGAAGACATTCGTGAGTTTTTTGTAACCAAGTCATCGCAGCCTGTTGACGGAAAGCCTTCTTCTAAGCAAGGACTTGGTTTGCTTCCTTGGTATTCAATGTATGGGATCACAAATCTTCCAAAAGCTGGTCAAGATGCCTATGACCGTTGGCAGGAAAACATCGGACAAATAAAAGTAAACGGAATGTCTATTAGGGACAGTCTCGTTAAAGAAATAAATTCCCCTAGCTACCAAGCTCTTGAAAACAACGTTTTTGCTGGAGAAGAAAACCCACGAGCTAAGAGGCTTATGGGAATCGTTTCCGGATACCGTTCTTTGGCTTTGTTGCTTACTCAAGAAGAGTATCCAGACCTTAAAAAAGCCATTGCTACCAAAAAGCTGACAAACATGGCTCTCAAAGCTGGAATGCAGCGCGAAGACATTGAAAAAAAGGCTCCAACAGTAATCGACAGGATGCTCAACTTTCCAGATTGACACATAAAAAATAATCACTAATTATTTCCATCTATGGCACTTACCTTCCAAGACTACACTGCTAACGGTTCTCAGACATCGTTTGCTATCCCCTTTGACCGCATCCGTGACGTTCACGTTAAAGTGTTCTTTGGCGCAACCGAGGTAACTACCGGATGGTCGGTTGTCGGTAACAACGTTGTCTTTTCTTCGGCTCCTGCCAACGGAACGATTGTCCGTATTCGGCGCATTACCGACTTTACCGAGCGTCTTGTGGATTTTGTTGACGGCTCCCGCCTGAACG